CTATTAAATAATGACTTTTTGTATTTATCTACGGAGAAACAAATGACTTCTAACCCATTAGGGAAATATTTCAGAAGACCTGTAATTTATATTTCATTACCTACGAATGGTATTTTCAATCCAGAAATTGATCAATCTATGATCAATGACATTGGCATTCTACCAATGACCGCACTAGATGAAATAAGTCTTCGTAACCCAGATGCACTACTAAACGGTGACGCAATGATTAGTCTGATACGTAGTTGCGTTCCGTCAATACCAGACCCAAAGAAACTTGCCAACATTGATATCGATGCTCTTTATCTTGCTATACGTTATGCAACAAGCGGTAAAGATATTGAGATTGAACATAAATGTAGCAAATGCGAAGAAACAAACAATTTCAGTGTTGATATCAACTTTATCTTAAACAAGTTTCCGGATATACACGAAGCACCTGTAATCGAATATGACGATATAAAAATTCATGTTCGACCACCAACAATCGACAGTGTTACCAAATTGTCGTTGATTGAAATGGAGCAAAACCGTATTCTAAAAGATATAAAGACTATTATAGAAAGTGACACAGAAAACAAAGAAGAAGAATCCGCAAAACGTTTCTACAATAGCTATATGAAAATAGCACAACATAACATCGATATGATGTCTGACTGCATACTGTATGTTGAACTACCCGATGGACAAAAAATTACAAATAGTGAACATCTACAGGAATTCGCCAACAATATGGAAGGTAAGCTAACTGCACAAGTTAATGCAGAAATTAAAAAGCTGACCAAGAAACCAGAAGATGCAACTCATATGGAAATAACATGCCCAAATTGCGGCAATGTTGAAAAGACGGTTCTCGAGGTGAACCCAGTAAATTTTTCCTCGGCTGGCTAACTAACGCCAGCTACCAGGATCTTGAACAAAGACAAGAAAATTTTAAAAAAGAACTTGACACGACTCATAAGAATCTGATAAAATTAACATGGTATATGAGAGGCGGTGTATCACTTACAGAGATATACGACATGCCTCTTAATCATATAAACTACATAAACGAACTAATACAAGACAACATTGAATTTAGTAAAAAAGTAAAACAAGTTGTTTTCTAGGCTAATATAATACTAATATAACATCTAATATCTATCCCAATCAGAAAACTAATATTACATCTAATATAGGCACATAGAAAGGCACAAAACATGGCTAATATCTATCCGTACATAGTGGAATCGTTGATTGGGTTGCCAATCCGGGATTGAGTCTGCCAGCTGAAACATGCTGTTGCCGTCAGATTAGAGGGGATGAACTCCCTTATGCTTCTCGTTAACCACACATAAGAGTGTTCTTAATATAAAACAGCCGTGGCTCTAAAGGTCGCGGTTGACCAGTTTCCGTGCATATGCACATACCGATGATAGGTTACTATAACGCTATCAGTTTTACATTATTTCGTCTGTTTGGGATTTTGTAAGGCGCCGTTGGTCCGAAAGGAGCAATACTGAGTGATGGGGGGATCGCCAACCGACCCCGTAGTATCTGGCTACTAGCTCTAAAACAGAGGCGATGAAGCTATGGCAAGTCCATAATTTTTTCCGCAGTTGTCCTGGCAACAGGGCAATTGTGGCTCAGCCGCAGGCAAGTAATTAAATAGAATATAATATATCCCATTGATAATTAGATTATGAATATATAAATTAAACAAAGACCGAATAAATCGAATGAGTGAAACGACATGAGATTTATGAAGGGATTAGGTCTGAAAGACCTTAGAACGATGAAAGAGAAATGAACAAATGCCTAGTAAAAGTAAAACTAAGGGATCTGGATATGAAAGAGAACAAGCAAAACTATTAATGGATACGTATGGCGGTAGTTTTGTACGTGTACCTAACTCTGGTGCTTTTATAGGTGGTAGTAATTTCCACAGAGCGCAGCATCTAAGTGAAGGACAGGTGCGTGGATTTAAAGGGGATATTATTCCACCAGATGATTGGAAGTATTTTAATTGTGAATGTAAATTTTACGGCGATTTCACATTCCATCAACTTCTATCTGATGGACATCTTCCGATACTTGAAAAATGGATAGATCAAACAATGGAAATCGCAGATGATAGGGATATCAATATCATCTTTATGAAGTTCAATCGCAAAGGAACTTTTGTGGCGTTTCAAAAGAAACTTATTACTAATTCAGATTGGGATGTAAAAAAATACGTTACATATGAAAGTAAAAATCAGGGCGAATGGATTTTTACTAGTTCGCAGCAATTCTGGGAATTTAATAAGACTGTATTTGAACGAGATTGTATTAACGGTACTGATGCAATTTAAAGCCATCTATAGATACCAATAGCATCAATAATCACATAGATACCGCTACTCATGATGATACCTGGGTAGCGGTTTATTGTTGCAAAAATACCCATCATGGTATCTTTAATAAAGAAAAGACACATGGCATAAAATACCCATGTGTCTCCAATATTGAACGAAACGATTGCTGCGGCAGTGCAGCCCGTGATCATTTGCGCCCATTCAAGAAATTTACTAATACTCATATGAGTATTTAGATTAATCTTTCTTTTTGTTTACAGGACGACGGAATTTGTACTTCATATCTTTGGCTTCTGTTGAGTCGCCAGTTTTGAGTTTTGTAATCTTTCCTCCGTTCTTTAGAAAATTTTCAATTTCTGATTCGATTTCCTTTTTACTTTCGATTCCACGGTCTGATAGATTATTTGTAATACTCATAGTGTTTCCTTTTCGCTATATTGATATTTATCTTAGTAGTTATTAGTCGTCTCGCGTCCCAAAGCCATAATCGATTACGACTGGGAAACGAGGTATGCCGTCTGGTGTAGGCGTGAAGTATCTAAGAGTTGCCCAATCTGGGACTTTTCTACTCTCAAATAGTTTCCTCAATTCCGGTTGTTTACCTCTAACACCTGCACCAAACATCTTACCATCTGGTGTTTCTAAAATAAAGCGTTTAACGTGTCCACTCCAATTACCTTGACCTTCTTCGACTGAAACAACTGTAAATTCATCTGTTATAAACTCTTTACGTTTCAAAAGATTTTTAGAACGTTTTGTTTCATACGGTTTGTTAAAACGTATCATTTGGCCTTCGTAACCACGTTCTAGGAAGTTTTCATACAAATCGTCACAGTGCTTATCGTCCATTACGTATATTGTTTCAACTGACATAACATACTCACATTGTGAAATAAGCGATCTAGCGTATTTTATTCTATCACCGAATTCTGCATCTGTATCGTTTACATCAAACATATCATATACGTGATATTGAACCAGGGATTTTGAATCGCTAAGATTAGATTTTGTTAGTTTTGTTTTCCTCACCAAAGATGTAATCTTGTTAAAGTCGTCTTTAAGTTCGTGATTGTACAATTCACCGTCAATTACAATGTTTGTATGTTCATCAAAGATATGTTTGATAGATTCCCAAACGTGTGGAATGGAAACAATCTCTTTCCCGGTTCTACTCCAAAGTCCATCGTTTTTTGCTATACAACGTATGCCATCTAATTTTGGCTGTACGTATATTTTTTCTGCTTCAAAATCTATTGGGTCTTTCAGTTTCGAAAAATCATTTGCAAGCATTGGTTCAAATTTACTATATGAACCCAAGTCATTTAAATCTTTTACATAACCATCTTCTAGTTTTGCAGTGTAATTTGACTTGATTTCTTTATGCGCTTGGGACACGGAAGTGGTTGCGTTTTTCTTCCCTACATTTTTAGGTTTACACGCACGCCACTCTGATGTAACAAGTGATCCATTTTCTACACCTGCGACTGTTCTAAATGCGGCAGTGCCATCGTCTGCGACTCCGAGTTCCATATACCAAATTCTAGTATTTTCATTCAGGTCGATTTTATATAATGTTTCGTAAGTTTTTTTCAGTGTATAGTCCATACACTATGTATCCTTTTTGTTGTTCAAATGACATTATATCAAGTTAAACAGCAAGAGTCAATAAAAAAGTCCCGACATTTCTGCCGGGACTGTAGTATGCTCTCTAATGAGATATTATGTTATTACATCAAAGAAGTCTCGTTGAGATGAGAGGTTGAGAGGAGACACTCGACTTCTTTAATATATTCAATATATCAAAACTAGTAAGCATTGTCAACCACTATTTTTATATTTCTATCAAATAGTTGTTTCTAATTCTATACCTGGTTCAACGGTTTCTTCGTCTTGTGCAAATGTAGTGAAACCATTTTCTTTGATAACATTTAGAACGTTTGAAACACGACCTTGAAGTTCTTCTCGGTGTGAGACTAAGAACACTGTTCTACCGCGTTCACGTACCATTTTCTTTAATAGCGCAAGTGACGATTCAACGCCGTTTGTATCCATACCACTATCAATAAGTTCGTCAACAAATAGAACATTTATTGTAATATAAAGAGATTCGAAGATATCACGGAATGCCCAAGACAGACCAAGAATAAGTCTGTTACGTTCACCTCTAGACAAGTTGTCAAAGTCTAAGTCACGACCAAGTTCGGTAATTTCTACTGACAAGTCGGACTGGAATTTAACTTCGTGTGGTAATCCTAGTTTATCAAGGTAGTATTCTAGGCGAGTGTTTAGATAACTCAAGTTCTGATCGATAATCTTTTTGCGAATGAAACTATCTTTGTTTGTAAGCAACTTTAGAAGAAATTCTTGGTGTTCTTTATAAGATACCAATGTATTCATATTGTTGTAGTCTATTTCTTCAAGTGAACCTTCGCGCATTTCTTTAATCTGTTCTTCGTATGGATCAACAGCATTACGTTTAGTTTCTATTTGTTCTTGAAGTGACTTTACACTATTCTGATGTTCATACGCATCTTGTAATGTCGGATAGAACGTTTTGGGTTTTTTACCCAATTCACCAATTGATGCAATAATTTCACGATACTCTTGCAGTTGCGAATCATTCGCAAGAATTTGTGATGCCGCTTCTTGCTTTTGATCTGTCTTACTTGCAAGAATTTCTTCTTGTTTACTATCGTGTATTTCTTGACCACAACTATGGCATTGATGATTTTCTAGAAGCTCAATTTCACTTTCAAGTTTTGTTATAATGCGTTCTTGTTTAGTGTTATCTGCTTCTATGCTATTAACCCATTGTGTTGCATGTGAAAGTCTATTTGACTTTTCGTTGTATTCTACTAACGCAGCATGGGTTTTAATTTCTTTATCGATATCAATATGTGAAAGAGCATCTAGTCCTGCTTCAAGATCAGCAAGGTCGTCAGTTCTTGTTTTATTCCAAACACGTGAACGTCTCTCTACATCTTCGATGTTTTTCAGAATGCGCTTATTTGCCTCTTCTTTAGCTTTTAGCGAATATTCCTCTTCTTTGATCTGTTCTTTAGTAACCTTAATACTTTCTTTTAACTTTTCAGCTTTTTTTGAAAGTTCGGTAATACCAAGAAGTTCTTCGATGATTTCACGCTGGTCATTTGCCCGCATAGACAAAAATGGTTCTGTATACGTGTTAAGGGCAACGATGTGTTTGAACATAGAATGCGAAATACCAATAATCGAATCTACTTCGATTTGTGTTTGACGCATTTCTCCCTGTGCAGTGTCTACATCTGCGTCCGAATTCATATCTACGCCGTTTTGACGTAAGCGGAATACGTTAGGTCTGCGACCACGTTCAATGCGATATTCATTTCCATTGTATTCAAAATCAACAGTAACAAGCATTTGTTTACCGTTAGTTTTGTTGATTAGGTTGTCTTTTTTGATATTTGTAAGAGCGTTACCATACAAACCGTATGAAAGGGCATTGATAAGAGTTGTCTTACCAGTACCATTACGTGAACCATCACCTCCCAAGTCTAGGTTGTTACCTAGAACTAGAGTCAAGTTATCACGTTGTAAATCTACCGCTTGTGTAACGTTACCGACACTCATAAAGTTTCGGATTGTTAGACTTTTAACTTTAAGCAAGTTTTTACCTCTCTCTTGCAAAGTCTCCAAATTGAATTGGATCTAAACTTATTTCATTGATATTAACATAATCAGGCTGGTTAATCAACCATAAAATAATTTCTGCGATGTATTCCACATCTATAAGTTTTCTGTCTGGGTGCTTTTTCATAACACTAGATGTTGTCAAACTACCCGGAGAAATTAGCGTTGACTTAATATTAGAGCCACCTTGTGCGAGATATGTTAAGTCTCTGTTGTATACACTCAGTGCCTTCTTTTCAGTTGGATAACGCCATGTCCTACCTTTAACGCCTGTATCAGCAGTTGATCCCATGTGTATCAAATGACATTTATGTTTTGCTGCATTTGCTGCATTGTGAATTGTTTCTGCAAGCATAACTTGTTGAAACTTCCACAAGGCGGCATTATTGATAAAGACATCAAACTTTTCTTCAACAAACAACTCAGCTAGACGTTTCTGATCTTCGTCACTGTCTAGATTATATCCATTCCCGCGGCTAATAGTGCGATAACTAATATCGTCCACAGTATCAAAAAGATTACAAATAGCTTCGCAAAGCCCATAGTTTCTATTCCCTGTAATTAATACTTTTTTCATAGTAACTCACAAATTGTTGTATATTTCAATTAGAACATTCTTATTGAATGAACCGTCTAGTGCGCTTAGTTGGGAAACTACAATTTGATCAATAGTTTCGAAATGTATTTCTGCACCATTATCTTCTGTGTGTTCAGAATTTTTGATAGGTTGTAGAGTCACATCGCGCAAATCGTATGTTGATATAAATGTATCTTTAATAAAGTTTGCTTCTTCGTAAGAGATATCAATATCAAGTGAAATTCTAGCACTTGTTTTTGGGAGAAGATATTTTGCTGGGTTATCCAGAAGACGCGACAATGTTATTGTCTTATACTTAGGAGCATCTGGCCACACAAAAAATTCTGGTTCTTTGTCCCATTCTAGGAACATCCATCCTCGTTCATCATCCCATGCATCTGAAAAGTTGTGCGGGAATGCATTACCGATATAGATTACATTTCCTTTAACTTGACGTTGGTGAAAGTGTCCAGTGAACACATAGTCTTGGTGTTCGAACATATCAAGTTTAAGTCCGCCGTGATCTGGCATTTCTACCATTGCATTGAGTTTGAACGTTGGAAGTTCAAAGTGACCAAACATGTATTTTGATTTGATCTTTGGTACTTTCTTCCATTCATCGCCTACAACCCAACTTACTAAAGCAACATCCCCTTCAACTAATGTGTCTCTGATAAGATACACATTTTCCAGTTCATCGATAAACTCAATTGAGTTTACTTCTCGGCTTTCACGATAGTATAAATCGTGGTTACCAAGAATGACATAAACTTTTTCAAATGCTTTTGATAGTTTACGTAATCCTTGAATACTGTATTTCATAGTTGAAATATTCAAACTAGCACGGTTGTGGTGCCAATCACCACCAAAGATGCAAGTTTCGCATCCTTTCTCTTGTGCTTGTTCAATAAACCAGTCAACAAATGCATCACAATCTTCATTGTGTTGTCTTGCATTGTTTCGCATTCCATAATGAATGTCGGTGAAAACTGCCGCTTTCTTAAACAGATTGGTCATTGTCTGCGTAAATCTCTTTTATTGTTTCAGTTGGAATTGCATCGTCGGTAATCTTAGTATTTTTAACTTTATCCCAACGTTCTTTAGATTTCATTTCGTTTTCGAGTTGGCGAGTCCAACTTGGTGCTTGTCCTGCTTGTTCAAGTAAGTCGTCACGAAGTCCTTGATTTTTCTTTTCTAAGTTCAATACTCTTGTAAACGAGTTGTTAACAACTGCGGTAAAATACGCAAACGGGTTATCACTTTTATCTTCGTTAAACTGTAATCCAACTTGCGCCAATTGTAGCAGTGATTGTCCTCGCATTTCGTCAATATATGTGTAACCACGCCAATTTGAGCGTTGTGAATAACGTTCTACTAGCTTGATATACATGTTTGCCAATGTAGCGGTGATCTTGCCACTTGTCAAGTCGAATTCTTTATTTTTGTTATAGTGTGATATTCCAACACACTTCACTTGACCGTTTTCAACGATGTAATGTTGAAATGGAGGGAAGTTTAGTTTAACTTTATGATCTGCAACTGACTTTGGATTTGCTTTTCTACCTGGTTCATCTGGTATATGCTCATAAGTCATTACACGAAATACAAGTTCATTTTCTTCAAATGAATCCGGATCTACCGCAAAATCTGCTTGTTTCTTTTTCTTATCTGTGTTTTCATCCCATGCTTCTTTTTGAAGTCGGGTTGCTCTATTTTTTCTTGCTTCTTCAATTGATGGTATAATGTCATCAACTGAATGTAGAATTATGTCATGTTGTGAGTGCAAGGTGCGATCTTCAAACCAAGAGAAATTTGATTTGGATGTGTGTATTTGCTTCAACATGTCTTTGTTGTTCAAATAATTTTGTCCACGGGCCATAATATGGTTCTCCTAAATATATTACTTTCATTATACTTCCTCTAAACTTACATGTCAACTGTTACTTTAACTTCGAACATTATAGCATGATAAATACATCAATAAGATGTAGGAGATTGTCCATGAACCCATATAAGGACACAGAACAAAACGTATACATTACAGACCCTAGCGGAAGACTTTCCGGTGGTGGATTAAACGTGTTTTTCTTTCCGTTCACACCTAACATATCTGTAATGAATACTGCAAACTATACTGCATACGAACTAACACATGCTAACTTCCAACAGCGAGTTTTTGACAGTGGTGCAAATGCTGAGATTAGTGTTACCGCACCAATGATTGTAAGAAATGAAGAAGAAGCAATGTCAGTTATGCAAGGTAGTAACTTCTTTAGAGCAGCAATGAAAATGGGTTTTGGAGAAAGTGATCCACAAGCAGGTCTCCCACCGCCAATTTTACGTTTTTATGCATACGGCATTTATACAAATGTTCCAGTGGTCGTAACTAACTTTACATGGAACTTCGACAATGATGTTGACTACGTTGAGTCTGGTTCAATACGAATACCGAAAGTAAGTACGTTTGTTCTTGGATTGGCGACAACATACGGTCCCAAGAATGTAAGACAAAACTTTTCAATAGAAGCATACGCAAATGGAAGATTGAAGGGAAGAGGTTATGTATAAAAGTAGTTCTCCTTGGTCACAGACCCCAATCCTTAAAAACAAAATTCTGGATATACAAACAAAAAGATATATTCATAAAGATGATCTTGACGAAGAATACACTATACCTGCAAAGTATGAATATCGTCCTGATCTTCTGAGTTATGAAAAATATGGAACAGCAAAATGGTGGTGGATTTTTGCTTTACGCAATCCAAACGAAATTATTGATCCTATTAACGATTTTGTTGCAGGTACTGTAATACGCATACCATCAAAAAAGAATATAGATGAGATGAAATAAACATGACAGTTCGTAACGTTAGAAACAATAACCCAGGTAACATTAGACTTAGTAGTACTGAGTGGGTTGGCGCAGTGCCGGGTAGCGACAGTTCATTCGTGACATTCGCGACACCGGAAGCAGGCGTTCGTGCGATGACCAAGAACCTTTACTCATATCAAAGTCGATATGGATTGGGTACTGTCAATGAAATGATATCTCGTTGGGCGCCACCCAATGAAAACAACACAACCGCATACGTAAACAGAGTTGCTGCGTCCATGGGCGTTGATCCAAACCAAACTATCAATTTAAGAGATAACCCACAGTTAACAGAGCGTATGGTTTCTGTAATGATACGAGAAGAAGGCGGCGCGGAAGCAGCGAACTATTTTAGTCCTCATATTGCTCAAGGTGTTGTTGATGCAAACAGTTCAACAGTAACATATCCAACATCCACATCACCCGCACAAGTAGATCCTGCGGTGGCTGGTACTGAAGGATCAACAGGTGCGAGAAACTACAATTCTGCCGCAGACATAACTGCAATTGCTAGACCAGAAGATTTAGCCTCACTAGAAAGTTCTGTTTCGTGGTTACCGAACGCACTAGATGATTATGAAAATTATACTTACAATTTAGAATTGTTTTTAGTTGATCAACGTTCGGCAGCAGATTTCCTATCTCCAACAGGTACGTCTCTTGATAGCATTGTAGACGATGCATGGCCTGGAAGCGGAACACAAAAAATAATAATTGCAAAAACTGGTATAACAACTGAATTCAATATACAAGATTTGGAAATACAATCACTCGGTGCGACACATCAAAACTTCGGTATTGTAGGTGCAGCATTGAAATTAAGTTTCTCTATAGTTCAAGTTGGAAGAAGTAAGTTAGCAGAAATATTGAAATCTGCAACACTACTAGCTGGTTATTCTAATATTGGTTCTGCGAAGTTTTTCTTAAAAATTAATTTTATGGGATATGATGAAAATGGCAATTCGTTTAGAATACCAAGATCGACTAAAGTAATACCATTCATAATATCAAATACAGCCGAAGTTCAAACAAGTAGTACTATTGCCGGTACTACAACTTCAATTGAAGGTTCAGTAGTTCGTTATGGTGCCATGGATTATGGTGCAGATACAATTTCAACATCATTTGAGTACGAAATAGGTGATAACGTAGAAGATACTATAAACAATCTTTTAACAAAGTATAATGAATACCTAGTACAAACTAACTTCGGCGGTGATACAAAATTCATCAACACTTATTCAGTAAAAGCAATAAACGATGACATAAAAAATGAATTTTTTGTTAATAACAAAGTGATGCTTGATGGCTTCCCAAACTTTGGTTCAGCTAATCATAATACGTACAGAAGTGCGGCGCCCGGACAAATGGCAACTGCAATGCCAATTGGTACTCTAAATCCTGGGACAAGTCTAATGGAAAGTATATTAGATGTGTTCATGAATTCAGAAGTTGTTAAACGAAATCTAACAGAGGATCAAGTATCATTTACTGATGTGTTATCTATATATGTAGATTATGTACCTAAGGTAGATGGGTACAATGTAATGACAAATACTGAAGGTGCAGATATAACATATTACATTGGCAAAAAGAGAGAACTTGTTGAACAGAGCGCAGCATCAACAATGGTTCATGCCAAAAACAATAAAACAATCGTTGATGAAATAGTAAACGAAGGTAAATTAAAAAAGATATATCGTTATCTGTATACAGGTAGAAATGATCAAGTTCTTAACTTTGAAATAAGTTTGAAACAACAATTAATAAAAACCTACGTATCTGCATCTGGTGAACAAATGTGGACAAAACTGTTAGATGATTATGGTATAGTTTTAAAAAGTGTGTTAGGAAATGATCGTGCGGTTGCTAAACTACAAGAAATGAGTTCAGCCGCTAATACGACACGTAGTTCATTGGAAGAAGCTAGAGCAAGTTTACAATCAATGACATCTGATAATACTACATGGATGACCAGTCAAAAAGATAGAATTATTGAATCGTTGACTGCATCCGGTGCACCAGCAGAAGAAGTAGCACGGGCGCAAAGCATGTCCCTTGATCAACTACTAGCGCATAATTCAACTATTGGTGCAACTAGTGGTGGAGCAAATGGTGACGGCTTGCGAGGCGGAACAACAGATTATCTTGCTCGCGTACTTTCAAATACTCCAATACAACGACTAAGATCCGAGTTTGAAACGAGAACGTCACAATTAGGAGATATTCGTAATACCGTTAACAACTTACGCGATTCCATTAAGAGTGCAGATGATGAATTAACTAGAGGCATACAGACTATTTTCGGACAAGCGATAAATGCATTGGGTGGAGCAGGTTTGGTACAGAATTTGTCCACAGCAGGTATACAAACATCAACATCTAATGCTGGTGCAAATTTGGGAACATATGTATTGGCAGAAAACATGACAAGTGATAGTATAAATTCTATTGCACCGGGTGAACTTTTATCTGTACTCAATGCAGTTTCTACTAATCCTACCATTTTTGTTGAACTAACGAAAGGTATTTTGGCACACAATAGACAATTAAAAAGTATTGCAACTAACGACCCAGAGTATGTGGAACTTGCTAAAGAGAAATATTATGAAGCACATTCCGGTGATATTAGCATGATGGAAGCAACTATGGAAATACGCGGCGATCCTTTCTGGATTGACAATCATATCTCACCTGCAAAGTATCAAAGTGAATTTACAAAAAATACAAACAGCAACTATCCAAACGATAGATCAGAACATAACGGATTTAATTATGTTATGATTGTATCAAATGCAGTAGATGGTGAAGATGAAAATGATAATCCAAAAATTGCAAGATTGTTAACTTACATTTATAATGTGAAGGGTATAACTAGTAGATTTGATGGTGGTAAATTCACTCAAACATTGGATATGGTTAGATTGCATATCGCTGATGGTTACAAGACTACACAAGGATCGGAAGTTTTGGGCAGAAGCATGGTTCCAGTTGAAAATGATAATTCAACAACCAGAAACCTTGCAAGATAAAAGTATAGGAAAAATAAATGAGACCTAGAGGAAAAACTGGCTTAAAAGACATAATAAAATCTGGACAGCGGAATTCTAACAACCCACTGTTAGATAGAGTTAGTAGCGGCATTTATAGAGCCATAACAGTAGACGCTGCCGATCCAGAAGGTAGAGGTAGACTAGCTGCGTATATACCTGCACTTGGTGGATCATCCGAAAATCCGATATTCTTCCAATATGCAAGTCCATTCGGCGGCTCTAACGGTTCTAGTAACTATGGATTTTTTGCAGTTCCGCCAGATCCGGGCGTAACAATTATGGTATTCTTTGCAGATGACTCAGATATGACTGCTGGATATTGGTTCGCTGTTCTACAACAAATACCAAACGTTGTAAGTGGTGGTGCAGCCGGTGCGCCACAAGTAGATGGTACTGGCCAAGGTCAAGGGGCGTTCGTAGATGCTGAGTCTTCTAAGGGGGCAGTCACTACTATAACTCAAGGTCAAAATCCAGATACTGCAATATTTTATGATGAAAACGGTAATCCAGTTTACCCTAGGGGCAGTGATCAATCACAATCCGGCGCAACTGCAAGCGGTAGCCAAGGTGATAGGTTACGTGGTCCGGGTTCAGAACAACGTTGGACCGACGCAGATGTGGCAAGAGTTGAGCAATTAAAAACCGCGGATGAATCATTCGGTGGTGGAGGTAGATTTAGTTTAACACCAGCAGAAAAAGCATATGCACAAAGTCGAGGTTATTTAGGTGCTGGTGCAACTGCCTCAGGCGCAGCGGGTGATGGACTTCGTGGTGGAAGTACAACTAGTAATACAAGTACAACTAGTAATACAACTGAAGGCTCGCCTATACCAAATAGTGGTAGAAACGCAAACTTGGCTGCTCAAGGTACTTATACCGACCCAATACGCGGGCAATCAAGTTCTACCCCAATACGGGACGCCAGTTATCAAACGCCGGGACCTAGTAGAGTCTATGGTATGGCGACGCCTGGCCAGTCCGCGATCACTTTTGATGACGGTAGTGTGGGAGATGATGGAACTGTTCACCCATCACATGTGCGACTTACAACAGGTAGTGGCGCAAGTTTAATATTAGATGGCACAAACGACATGATCTATATGGTAAACTCAAGCGGATCCGGTTGGGTAGAAATAGGAAAAGACGGTAACATCGTTATGTATGGTAGTGGTAGTATTAGCATGAGAGCCGAAGGGGATTTCAACCTACGTGCAGATCAAAACATAAATTTAGAAGCCGGCGCAAAATTCAATGTTAAAACAGGTGGTAACATCATGTTTGATGGTTCTGGTCAATTACATTTAAAAAGTTCAGGAACACAATTTTTAGATACTGGTGGGGCTATGCACCTAAAAGTGGGAGCAAATATGTATGCCAGTACTGGCGGAAAGATGCACTTGAATGGTCCTCAGGCTGCAATGTCTATGGGTATCGGTACGTCTGCAATGCCGGATATACAAAATTTAGAAAGCACAAGAGTTGAAAGTTCTTGGCAAGGTGGGGGTAGTTCGCTACCAACTGTACCTTCACATGAACCTATGATGAGACCTGCACCAAATAACACAGGTGGTGGGCCCATTGTACCTGATCCAAATAGTTACACAGAAAAGACAATCAACGATGTACCTGCCGCGAATTATACAGGCGAGAATGGAAAATTAGATCCTAGCAATCTAGCGTCTATAGGTAATGGCATTCAAATACGTAAAGATGCAGCGGATGCATGGAACAGAATGGCAGCGGCTGCAAAAGCTGACGGTATTAATTTATCGCCATCGTCTGGATATAGATCATACGAACACCAGCTTAGATTGTGGCAAGGCGCTCTTAGAAAATACGGCACACCCGCTGCGGCTCGAAAGTGGGTTGCTCCTCCGGGTAACTCAAATCACGGTTGGGGTATCGCGGTTGATGAAGGTGTAATCTACAACAACAGAGCACCGTCAAACCCACATTACAGGTGGCTTAATAGTAATGCGGGTAGATTTAATTTTTATCAGAGAATGTCTTGGGAACCATGGCATTGGGAATTTAGAGGTTAAGGGGTTATAAATGATTTTTGACAAAAGACAAGGTTCATTATTAAATTTAATTCAGTTACCTTTGAATGTGGTTACACCATATGGTACATACCTAGGTGTTGGGTATGATAAAAATAACGAACCAGAGTATATTCTTTCGCATGTAAGAGTTACTACATTTGAATTAAAAGATTTAGTTTTTTCAGACTTTAGTAAAGAATACATAATGAAAAAAGAGAAACCGATATTGGAACTCACATCTGATATGAAAATTGGCTACGATTATGAAGTAACCCCTACAGAACAAAAGTATGGATATATCACAGTTGCATCTAAACGTATTTCATTAGATACTGGTAAGATAACAAAAGCAGAAGCGAATTTTATTTTAGAAAAACAATTACGTCACATTGGTACTGTTCTTGAGAATTTCATAACTCAGCCATTGGGTCAGCCACAGTATGATGCACTTCTAATATATTTTTATTATGAAGGCGTTAATAGAATTAAAGATAGTGGATTGATTAAGATGATCAATCAAGGGGATGCGTGGTTCTACATCACAGATGAAATTCAGACTGGTATAAAAAGAGCGAACGGCAGAGTTGATGAACAACTTGCCGCTCGTAAAATGGATATTGCTAATATGTGGAGTTATGTGCCTGGTTTTAGTTAAACTGGGCGCTTATCCATAACTTTATCTGCTAGACCCCATTCAACTGCATCTTCCGCACGTAAGAATGTATCGTATTTCATTGTTTCATACAATTCATCAAACGACTTACCAGCAGTATTGTGACTTACATAAATTTCTGTAAGACGCTTATTCAAATCTTTCGCTTCCTGTAGATGGCGAAGATTGTCTTCCATTTCCATTTCTTGTACATGAACAGAACCACGAGTTCCACCAGTTCCAGATGATACACGGTGAATCATCGTGCGTGAGTTTGGAAGAACATAACGCTTACCTGCTGCACCTGCTTGTGCAAGAAGTGAACCCATTGAGGCTGCTTGACCAATTACTGTGGTTGATACGTCTGGTTTAATAAACTGCATCGTATCGTAAATTGCAAGTCCTGATGTTACAGAGCCGCCCGGAGAGTTGATATAAAAATGAATATCTTTATCTGGGTTTTCTGCTTCCAGAAACAGAAGTTGCGCACATAGTAGATCGGCTTGATAGTCATTTACTTCACCAGTTAGGAAGATCACACGTTCTTTAAGAAGGCGTGAGAAGATATCATAACTGCGTTCTCCGTTAGCAGTTTGATCGACTACCATTGGTACTAGGTTTGGCATTTAGTAGGTCCTTGTGTTTTTATGTATATTAATCTGTGATAGTTGAGATTTCATATCAGACAACTCATCTGATAGTTCTTTGATTCTACCATATGCTTTATACAATGATTCGGTTAAATCTGCAACCTGTTTTTTAAGTGCATCCACTTCACTAAATTCACTTAAAGGTTTGGTTTCTTCCCAAAGAACCCAATCACGTGTGTATATTCCTGGGTCCACTTGTGTAGTAAAGGATAAATGTTGCGGTGCAACATTTTTTTCAAATTCTTCTAGGGTTATTTCTGGGTATTCAAGGTCCATTGCAAATTCATAAGATACATCAACATCGTATAAGGAATAATCTAATTCATCAAACATGTCTAATTGATCTTCGAATTCAGTGACACCATAATATTCTTCTTTGGTCATAATGGTAATCTCCTATATGATAGTTTACTATAGCATACGCCTATTTATGTGTCAACTAAAACTTCGTAGTTTATACGATGATAAATACTCTTAACGTAAAAAAGCGAGACCTATAAATGAAACGTTTTAGTGGATTTAGTACAAAGAGCAAATATGCAATCAATCATGTTCTCACTGGTAAAGAACTAGTGATCGAAGACTTGATGAATGAAATTATGACTCGCAAAGGCGAGAGAGTAATGATGCCAACTTTTGGTAGTATTATTCATGATATGATATTTGAACCGCTAACACGTATTACTGTGCAACTTATTGAAGACGATCTGACTGACATTATAAATGCAGAACCAAGATGCGAACTAATTTTGCTACAAGTAACAGATAACGATCACAGCGTAAATGTAAGAATTGTAATCAGCATACTTCCATCAAAAGAAGTCACAGAACTAACAATAGATTTAGAGAGAGAATAATATAATGGCACAAGAAAGAGTTGATACCCTATTCGCCAGTGAAAGTTGGACAGCAGTGTATACTGCGTACTCAAACGTAAGTTTAAAGGCTTACGACTTCGATACTATTAGAGAAGCATTGCTAATCTATATCAAAGAAACATATCCAGAAAAGTTCAATGACTTTGTATCAAGTTCTGAATTTATTGCAATTCTTGACTTAGTTGCTTACTTAGGTCATTCACTTGCATTCCGCTTGGATATGAACACACGTGAAAACTTTCTTGATACCGCAGAGCGCCGTGAAAGCGTTCTACGTATGGCAAAGACACTGGGATACAACAAATCTCGTCCTGTAAACGCACAAGGTTTTCTAAAAATCACAAGTATCACAACTAACCAACCTATCTATGATGGCGAGGGTAACTCTCTAGCAAATAGAACATTACGTTGGAACGATACAAATAATCTAGATTGGTATAGCAACTTTGTTACAGTTTTAAATTCAGTACTCTCTCCTGAAACAAAAGTTAACAACCCAGTTGCATCAATCACCCGTGATGGCATCGAAACACATTTACATTACATCAATGAAGATCCAGTATCTAAAGCGGTACGATATTCATTTTCTGCAAATGTTGGTGGAGCTTCTAGAAATTTTGATGTGGTAGGCTCAATCACTGATGGTGATACTATCATAGAACGTGAACCTGGATCAAAAGACGCATTCACTGTTGTAAACAGAAATGACAACTTAGGCCCATCATCAGATAGAACTGGATTTTTCTTCCTAGCTAAAGCAGGCAATCTAAAATATACAGATTTAAATTACGATGTGAAAATACCAAATCGCATTCAACAGGTGTTGGAAAATGATATTTCTAACAATGATGTTTGGCTACAGCGCATTGACACTGATGGTAAATTCATTAACACTGTTACGCTAGTTGACAACAATAGCCGTGAAACTGCTATTTTCAACAGTTTACGAAACGGAAACGGTGATATTGTAAACGTAACTACTGCGGCAAACAACACAATAGATTTGACATTCCCCGATGGTGTATTTGGAAATGCAGCATATGGTAGATATCGTCTATGGTATCGTATTGCTGATAATGCAAGTTTTAGTGTCAACCGCGGCGACATTATCAATAAATCTATTACTATACCTTACCTAGGTGCAGATGGTAAATCATATCGTGCAACATTTACACTAAGCAGCACTCGTGACTTCACAGAAAACTACGAAGGCGAGAACTACCTAAGCGTGAAGCGCGTTGCTCCTCGTAACTACTATACACAAGATCGTATGGTTAACGGTCAGGACTACAACATTCTTCCTTTAACGATGGGGTCTGGTATTGTATCAAAAGTAAAAGCATTCAATACTACATTTGCTGGGAAATCACGCCACTTTGAAATGGACGATGTTACAGGTCATCACAGTAACGTCAGCGTCATTGGTGACGATGGTTCAGTGTACGTTGACGACAGATTAACACGCGTTGTAATCCCTTATCAATCAAACAATGGAAATATCGATGACATAATCAGAAATGAATTTTCAAAAGTTCTTAAACATCCATCGATGGTTAACAAGTATTATTATACATACAAAGATACTATAACAACAACATTTACTAATATTGATTGGTTGAGAGTGACTTCCAACCCACTACGCGGCTACCCAGAAGAACAGGGCGCTGAAGGTGAAACATGGGATGGTGCAGCAAACATAACAGATCGAGATTTCCTACAGATCGGCGGCAAATGGTACAAAGTTGTAACCGTTCATTCGGATGGAACATTCACATTGGATTCTATACCTCCTGCAGGTGTTCTACTAGAAAAAAGAATAGTAGGACCCACATATGTATTCCTAGATGAGCATGTGGAAATCATTAAAAATACCGTTCTAGATGAAACTACAATCACATCATTCCAAATTTTCTACAACTATGACATTACATCTGATCAAGGTATATGGGAACTATATGATGCAGCATATGCAATAGAATTCCCGTCACCTGAATTGATATTAGATGTAACATATAAACCTGGATACAGAAACATCAATTCTGAATTTATCATCACATTTACTGGTACTGATATTATTCTTGACAGTGCTAATAATGTTAAATTCTATTACAGTAACGGTGATATAGTAATTGATAATAAAACAAACTTAATTAACCGAGACAAAGTTTCCATTTCTTACTTTGGATCGTCTACATCTGGGTCTGGTGCAACATCGGAAACAACTACTGACGTTATGAACATTGGTACTGGTATCATCGCTATGGATGGTGAATTGGCACCATCGTATGACCCCGTTTCAAACACTATAGAATTCCATGTAGATTTTAGTTATTTTGATGCTCCAGAATCTTACAATTTTATTAATGATAATGTGTTTATAACTGCGACACAGTATCATCATAAATTAATTTCACCAATTGGGGATGTTATTGAATTTTCTCATGATCAAAACGCGCCTATTGGTTACGACCCGGATTGGACTATAGATGGTGTACTTACTAATGCATCTTCTGTTATTTCTGGAACAACGGCTGTTGCAGAAAATGAAAATATCGATGCAACGCTTACTACAGATCCAAATACATACACATATAGCATTGGTAACATTTTTATTCAAGGTGACCCTGCTGACATCGGTGATGTTGGTAACGTAACAGACGCATACGCGACATTATCATCTGATTCATTTGCCACTGCTGGTTTTAAAGGATCTCCTTCGACTAGTTATTTTGTCGAAGCACGCGACACTGGTAAATTCTTTTTTGTTGATAACAGTTCACTAGATCCATCAGTCACACTAGACACAGTTGTGTCAACTGACATTGGTGTAGAAAAAAGTTACATTATTTCTTATGAACCTGGCATTGGCACATACACATTCACATTTGGTGCAAACTCAGTAGTTGCTCCATATGAAAATGATATATATTACAAACAGTTTGCACTTGGTGAAACACTATTTTTCTATGCAGGCGGAGACCTTTCATACGATAACTTAGTAGTCAAAGATGATCTTGATAATGTGATATCAAATGCACATCTTGAATTTTTGACCCCAACTGAGACCGGGTTAGAAAATACATATAAGATTATATATTGGACTGCACTAGTATCAGTTGGTGATACTATTTCTATTTTTAGAGGTGATTTGGGTATTACCGATCTTACTGGGGTTATGGTAAACGTAACTGCTGATACAAATATAATTACACCGACTGAAATAAGAACAAATTCATACTTGTCAACTTCTGCGTATGTGTATGGCAAATTTGTAACAAATGATGGTTATATTGATAATCACAAGATATTACTGACATCTGTTAATACAGATGGCGATCCTATGGGCACGTTTAATGCACTTGAAAACGAACTATTAAGTTCATTTATTGTTCTCGAAACATATACAGATAGCAACATAGTTTATGAAAAAATATCACCTAGAGCAATCGCATGTGCAGAACATGTAGATAGCGTTCCTGGATTTATTAAACCAGAGTATACAACTGATACTGCTGTTCTTTGGTACAACACTACAACTGGTGAATGGTATAGATACATATCTGCTGCTGGTATCTGGACAACTGATTTTGTGCATGACATTAATTCAGATGGTGACTTAGTTGTTAACTATGTAATTTATCGTGCAGTTCACGGTAGATCATATTATGTTGACGACCTAATGACATTCAAGTGGGACCACTATGCAGATAAAGAAAAACGTATTGATCCAAGTACAAGTAATATTATTGATGTTTACATTCTAACAACAGATTATGTCAAGAATATCAACACATGGATTTCTAAGAACTTCTTAGGTAATATGCCAGTTCCGCCAAACAACTATGAGTTGACAAAACTAATGTCAAAGATAACAGAAAAGTCTGCTATCGGTGATCACGTAAGTTACATCCCAGCAAAGTTTAAATTCTTGTTTGGTAGTTCTGCACTTCCAGAAAATCAGGCAGTGTTTAAAGTAGTGAAACGTGTTGGTACAAACTTTACAGATAGTGAAGTTAAAGCAAGCGTATCGGCAAAAGTAAATGAATACTTTAAACTAGAAAACTGGGACTTCGGTGATACATTCTACTACTCAGAACTAGCAGCATACCTACACAAAGAACTAGGTGATAGAATTGCAAGTGTTGTTATTACTCCAAAATACAGCACATCAACATATTCTAAGATGCTAAGTATTAGCAGTGAACCGAACGAAATATTCCTATCAGTAACATCTTCAAAAGATGTTCAAATCATTCAGTCAATAACAGAAACAGACTTAACAGGTGAATAATAATGGCAAATAAGATTTACGACTTTCTTCCAGCCCATTTGCAAAATAAAGAGCTAGAGACAATATTTGAAGCAACACTTGAACGTGTATTTTCTAAAGGTAATATAGAAAAAACACGCGCATACGTTGGTAGAAAAGAAAAAGGGGTGTATAAGAAAGACGATGCATATCTTTCATACCCTACATTCTCGTACTCTAGAACGAATTATTCGCTTGAGCCAGTGTTTTCTAATGTGAGCATTAACGAGAATATTTTTTACGACGATTTAATAAATTCTCTATACAATCATGGTTCGCTAACAAACGACCATAGACGGCTATTTCAATGTGATAGAAACACAGTAAACTTACCTATCGATATCGATAAGTTTGTGAACTGGAGTAGCTATTACTGGGTAAGTCCGCTATTTGCTCCAAATGAGAATATAAACGGTTCGGACATCAGAAGTTATGTTACTATTGATCGTATGGAGACCCCAAACAACTGGTGGTCGTTCAATAACTCTTGGTATCATTACGATGACATTAAACATTTAATTGATGAAACAAATAGAAATGAACTTCATCAAGCACAAAGACCTATTATTGAGTTCGACAATAGGCTTTCACTTGATGATGAATCTTTGAACAAAGCGTTCGATTCTGTTGAAATAACTGAACCTAAGTTTTTGATATTCGACAGTGAAAACAATTATATAACATCTGCAAAGATATTTTCATACGTAACAGGTGATTATGCATATGATTCTGAATTGGGTCTATATGCAAAATTGAGTGTTGGTGATTATGCAAGTGAGTATAACTATACAATAGATATTGATGTAGATGTTTTCTACAATGTAGATACTGTTGGGTTGACAAACATTTATATTCCAACAGAATTTAACTACAGAAACTACCGTCAAGAAGTGAGTGAAAACGCAATTTCATCTATTGAATTACTACATGAACCTATCGATACAAATAGTGTTGATGTGTATTTCGACGGTATAAAACAGTATGGTAATTACTCGATTGTAAATGATATCGTTGTTTTCGACAATACAGTTGAAGACAAATTTGTTTATGTTGATTATTGTACAAAGAATGAAGTTACTATTGAGGGTGCAGGTAATTATCAGCGTATTGACCCTGCAATAGAATTTAACCCAGATAACTCATATCACACTAATGTAGAACTAACATATTCTGTACTGTTTGAGCATTTTATTCGTATCATGGAAACTGTTCCGGGTATGGACGTAAATCCTGTTGGTCACAGTCCATTTAGAAATCTAGGTGACAACAGTGACAAATTACGCTTCAACAATTACGGTAGTGTAATGGTTAGAACAAATACAGACACAAAGTTCGGATACTTCTGTGTCACAAAAGATGACTACAACCCGTTCGATGCGATTGAAACACTATCATCTGCGTATAGTTCATATAAGAATAAGTTTGTTACACGTGTTCGCGAAATTCTGTCAGAAGCAGGAAGTGATTCAAAAACAGATTCAGAAATACTAGAACAAGCTATCACTAATATTATTGCACTTCAAGGTCGCCCGTTGATGTTTAAAGACATTAACATGATAAATTTCGGTAAAGAATATGCACATTATGAAGAACAACCAGTTGACGTTGTTATAGGTTCCAGTGAGCAATTTACTCCTGAGTTCTCTAAACCAGTTGTTGATGAATACGACATTTATGTATATGTTAATGGCAAACTGCAAGTTTTACGAACAGACTATGTAATGTCAATCGGTAATACAACTGTCAATTTTACTAACGGTTACGTTGGTCAGGTAGGAGACGAAATTACTGTAAGATATTATATCAATAGCGAAGACGTATACATACCGCCTAGCTCAACTAAACTAGGTTTAAACCCTGCATATGTACCTATCATAGTGACAGACAATGAATATGAAAATTCAGTAGATTTTATTGTAGGACACGATGGTTCAAAAACACCTGTATGGGGTGATAGAACAGATTCGATTCTATTAGAATTTGAAATTCGTTGCTATAACAACGTCCAAGATAAGTCATTCAACTACATAGACTATCAACACTACGGTCCATTCGAATGGGCAGACGATAGCTATACATTGAATGAAAAGAATTACATTATGTATCCGTTCTTCAAAAAATGGATGTTAAAAAACAATGTAGACAGTCTAGAAAACGTATCATACGACCCCAATAACTGGAAGACATGGAATTATAAATTCGTCAATGATATCACTCCCGGTAACTGGAGAGGTATGTATAGATATGTATATGGTACTGACAACTTATTGAATGAACCTTGGTTGGTATTGGGTGTAGCATCAAAGCCTGCAAATTTCGATTTGTTCTATGGTACAGATTATACAACTGAGCAATTTTGGACAGATATTCTAAATGATGCAGGAAAGACTGCGCCAATTCCAGTAGACGCTTCTGGTAATCTAAGAACACCAGAAGATTTGTTCTTTGGTGGAAATCTGTCAACCGATGACATTTCAAATATGAATTTAGATTGGGAATTCGGTGACGGGTCTCCAGTAGAATTTGCATGGCTAAGAAGTAGTGAATTCCCATTCATTGCATTCTTGCAGATGATGATTGAACATCCTTTTGAAGTGCTTGATCGTTATAATTCACAAGTTAAAAATGTAATAGCACTATATAACAAGTTCAAAGGTCTCGACACAGACACTATACTTGCTGATTTAGAAAACTATGAATTTAGACTTGGTTCTAAACTTGGCGGGTTTGTGAACAACTTAAAGTTGTATGCTGAAAACACAAGTATCGGTAACAGTAATTTCACTGAAATTCCAAGAGACAACTTTGATTTACTTGTACATAAAGGCGAGCCAAATAGAAGTGAATTCTTTAGTGCTATCGTTATCGAAAAAGTTTCAATTGATACACCACATCCGATTTATGACATAAATGATATACTGTCATACAATAAAGGTGATATTGTATTAAATTCAAACGACAAAAAGTATTACAGACGTAAAGTAGAAACCCCAACACAAAAAGAAATTGATCAAACGATTAACTTTGACTACAATGCTTGGACGCTGATATCACAACCTAAGACGCGTTCATTTGGTTACAGAATTCATGGGTATGATGACTTTAACCCAGTGTTCTACGCATTAGATTGGGACAAGACATCAGAGGCAAAATTATATGCTACTGATGGCGATCCGCTACCTATCAACGATTGGATTTCTGGTGTAGGGTATAAAAATTCAGAATACTCAATTTATAATGGTCAGGTTTATGTATGCTTAGAACAGCATACATCAAGTACAATATTCGACAATGATTTCAAATATTGGAAACAATTATCAAGTAGACCTAGAACAAATCAAGTATTTGCGAATGGTTATAGTAAAGTACAAAACGATCAAGTCAAAGTCTTTAATTATGGTGATATCCTAACATCACTAGATGATGTTGCACATCTAATGGTTGGCTATCAAGAATATCTAAAACTTGTTGGTTGGAACTTTACAGATGTTGACAGCGAAGACAGTTCAATCATTGATTACGAAACTTTACTTCTAAAGTTCTTAGACTGGTCAGCAGAAACACACCAACCTGGCGAATTTATAACTCTATCACCAATGATTATCACTGGTGAATTCTCTGCGCCATATGGTGTTGCAAGTGTAACAAAAGAAACTCATCAAAACTACTATCGTGTAGTTGATAACATGGGTAGACTAATACCTGATACTGCAATTAAGTTCTATACAGATGGCGAAGTACTTCGTTGGGAATCTAGTGTACCAGTGTATGGTATGAAGATTGATATTAGCGACTTTGAACATGCTATCATTGTTGATCGTGAAGATTCATATGGTGACACAATTTACGATCCGCTAATGCACAATAGAAACCTGCGTCTAATAATTGACTGTAATAGAACTACAGATTGGGACGGAACTATGACCACAGAGGGTTATCTGTTGTACGGAAACACGATGGTTCCTAACTTTGAAACAATTATTGAAGATACACGAAACTATAGAGATACGCTAGTTGATCAGAATTTAGAAGTTGTTAACTTACTAAAGTCTAATCAGTATGGTAGCGCAACTAGAACATACTTAGACAATCATAAAGTTGAACCAGAGAGTCAGCTTGAATTCTATAAAGGATTCTTAGCAGCAAAGGGTAAAAAAGATAGTATTGATCGTTTAATTAACAAAAATTCAAATATTAATAAAGTCGAACAGTTTGGTGTTTGGGCACACAAGTATGCAGAATTTGGTAAAACAAATAACACAATACATGCGAATGCAACTGTAAATGTGAAAGATATGAAATCTAACCCACATCTTATTGATTTTGGTGATGTTGAAAAACGTTTTGTCAAAACATCTGAACCTTATACTGCAAACTTCAAAACAACAGGTTATGTTGACAGCAGTTTAGTGAATTACACTGTGTCTGGTGAAAGTGCGCTAGAAACATTAGATAACACCTTAATCTTTGAGGGCGATCTAGCATGGATACAATTCGACCCAGAAAGAGATTGGGACGTTAAGCGTCTTGGGGAAATCGCTGAAATAGATTATGTACGTGAAACTAGTGATGGTCAATTATGTGTAGCACTTACAAATAGTATTGATACTACAGATACCGTGTTCTTACGAATTAATGATTCAAATATAGACCCAGTTATTAATGGATATTATTACCTGATCGAAGAAGGAACAAGAGACATTTCTGGTCTGACAGTGTACGAATATCTTGTATTTGAAACAAACTATGAACCGGTTTCAATTGAAATCGATACAACTACTAGCGACTCTATATATGTGCCTACATCAAATAATATTGGTGTTGAAGCAATTGGTACAATTAGTTTCCCTCAATTTTTATCAGGTGATACATTACTAATTAATGGTACTTCGTACATATATGCGGATGCAGCAGCTACTGGATATATCTCAATTGTAGGTGCTGATACTGCTACAGATCCGTTTGTTCAACCTGGAGACACAATGCGTGTTGCGGTGTACAGTAGTGTGACAACTATAGAAAACGCAAACACAAACATCACATTTACTGGTACCGTGGCTGATACGACATATCCTGTAACATCAGTATATGGAGATATTATAGTAATAGATGGGACACCAATAAGCATAGATTATAGTTCTACTCAGAGTATAACAGAAGTTTCTACTGCAACTGAGACCACTGTGATTTCTAATGGTAAGACTGTGATAGTTGACGGCAATACAGTTGCGTTTGCAAATATAGAAATATTGGGTACTATTGTATCGCCGACAATCACATCCACAAAGGCACTAAACATAAACGGTACAAATATTACGTTCACTGTTGCAGACCCGTTAACACCGCTAACTGCACAAGAAATCGTTGACACGATTAATGCTTCCTCAACTGGTTTGAGTGCTACACTGAATGTTGATGACAAGATCGACGTGGTGTTCTCTGGTATGATTTTAGAAATGTCAGGTACTGCAATTCAAGACATTGGATTGGGTACAGAAAATACACTACGAATTTCTAAATTACAAAACGTGGCATCAGAACTAAATGTAATCACAGGTATAACATCATACGTTGATGCAACAGGTCATCTGGTAATTGGTTCATCTCTATCACAAATGACACTTTCCGGCACAGCGTTAACATCATTGGGATTCGAAGCTGGTACTTATGAGTCAACAACTGATCCGAACAAGACAAGTATCGTGAACCAAATTAACAGTTCTGGAATACCTAACGTATCTGCGTCTGCTACTTCGGTCGGTGTTAGAATTACAAAAAATGGATCAGTTCTAACTGTGACTGAGGATTCTTCAACACCTGGTGCGATGACACGTTTAGGTTTCACCACATCATCAGTTGAAGTTGACGCCCTTGATTTGATTGTGGAACAGTTAAACAGTGTAATTTTTGAGAATGATACTAACATAGGTACTGCATTAGCGACAGTTGATCGTAGAATCAAAATACTATCACCGCAGTTTTCTATTGTTCTTAGTGATGTGTCTGGTAACACATTGGCTGATCTGGGTCTAGTGTCGGGTACGTATTCTAATACTGGCGGTAATATACAACCGGTATATACATTTGCATCAATAATCAACTCAGTATCCACAGACGTTAGAGTAACAGTTACGTCAGATGGAAGAATGGTATTCACAAGTGATGCGCCTACATTGACATTCCAAGGAACGTCTTCTTCTATGCTGACAAAGGTAGGGCTGAGAACCGAATACACAAGTATCACAAGTAACAGCAATTTCAAAATTATGCGTTGGAATTCGGTTCGTTACTCACCAGAATTCAACAACGTTGATTTTGATGACTGGTATCGTGATCTTGGATTGAATAGTCAAACGACACTATGGGTCGATGAATATACGAACGGAAAATGGGCAGTACTAAATCGTAGTGATGTTGGGTTCCTTTCAGTTGTAGCGACACAAAGTTCACGTGTTGATTCAACTAAAATGAACAGACTTATTGCAAAAGATGAATCAGATACATTTAAAACTTATTATGTGTATGATCCACTATATGGCCGTCTACCTGGTGAACTACTGAAAAATATAAACTACATAACATGGGAAAACCCTGCAAAATATGATAGTGTGACATCATCAGATGTGTGGTTGGATGATCATGTAGGAGAAGTTTGGTGGGATACAGCTAATGTAAGATATTACAGATATCACGATTACGGTGATAAGCTAGGAAATATCGATGTATCATACGTAAGAAAATTCTGGGGTAAACTTGTACCCGGTTCAGAGATTGTTGTTAAGAAGTGGACCACATCACAAGTGCTACCTTCAACTGTAACAGATTATAATACATATACATACTACGACATTGTTTCAAATGCGCTAGTTACAAAGTATTACTACTGGGCTGAAACAGAGCAACGTACAGGAAATGAAATCACTATTAGTGATATCAGTGCGATGATCTCCTCTCCAATAGGAACAAACTATTTTATTCCAGTAACAGATAATTCTATTATCGTTACCAATAAAGCGAATACGTTTGTTGGTAAGACTGTAGACTTTGAATTGCGTTATAATATTACATCGGATACAACTGAATTGCATACTGAGTGGGAATTGTTCAACGATGATATCAATTCAAACCATGCAGGATACGCTAAAACTCAAATCATAAATGATTTAGCATTACGCGAAGTTCAATCTTCTGTAGTATTTGAAATAGATGACGCGTCAGTATCGGATCCAACTTATGTTACATACGAACATCAAATGTTTGAAGATTGCACAATTGAAAACACTGTTGTGTCAGTTAACAGCGAATTCGTGTTGCCAAACAACATCGTGTTCGACAACGGTATCATGACCGTCATTAACGATGGATATTTGATCGGTGATGTCGTGTGCGTGTATAAACTTGAAACATTGCAACCAATGTTAATCAAGAACACAAATACTGCAAGATCAAACTTTGCAAGTATTGTAAATGATATAATGTCACATAAAAACATCGATGCTTTTGCACCACAGTGGAGAGAATATGTCTCAGTAAGTTATGCTGTTAATTTGCATGATTGGGTATTAAATGATGATTTTCAAAATACAGATGACTATGAGTACACATCAAATTCATATAACATTGATATGATTGATATGTATAACAA